TAAATTAAAGAAGAGATATCCTGGTGGAGAGTTTAATGTCTACCAATCAGAAAATCGTAAGGAGGGAGACCTATGAGGGATCAATTAATTAGAGCACTATTAGCACACGCACAAGGTGACATACAAAAACATGTCGCAAATGTAGAAGTGTATTTGACCAATCCTGCAGGTATTGGTGAACATTCAAATGTAGTAGAAGCAATTGAACAAGAGATTAATGAGATTGCCAAGTATCAAGACCAGATAGACATTATAAATAAATACTTCAAAAAGTAGTGAAGTATGGCGACTATATCCCAAGACTTATCTCAAAGTATATTTGAAATTATAAACTCTCTTAGTTCATCTTTGGATATATCTGTTAATGAAAAGAAAACTTCTGGTATGTACATTGAACTCTCTTGTGGGAAGGATAGAAATGATACTAGAGTTTCTTTAGAACAGTCTTTGAGTAAGGTTCCTAGTATTAAACTCAGTAGAGTAAATATCTCATCTAGATCATCTTTCGACTTAACTAAGGTTGAGGGTTTTGGATCTGAGATGAGAATAGTTTATAAAAACTCAAAGGCTAGTATGGGAGAAACCACTCTCAATTCCTCTATTACAGAATTATTTCCAGCACTTGCTTTTAGTTTAGGAGTAAGTCCAAAGTTAAAAAATGATAAGTTCTACAATCAACTTGTTGTAAGAAATACACCAAAATTAGGTGTATATAAAAATCAAAAGGCATATGAAGCAGGTAAAACAGTATTAGATAATGCATCTACTTCATCTAAACTTGATGAGAAAACAACGAATGCGAAAGCAATATATCGATATTTGTTAACAGAAAATGCGAGAAAAAAAATTAATAAGGTAGTATGGGGATATCGTAATAATATGAAACCTACTGGTGTGAATGCAAACCATAAGGGAGATATATTTGTTGTCTTTAATGATAAGAAGATGGTGGGTATATCATTAAAAGCAGGAGGTTCTGGAACTAAGGAACCACAATTTAATAGTTATGTCAGACCAATTTACAATTCCTTTGGAAAGTTGAGAGACTATTCTAAATTACAAAAAGCATCTTACGAAAATTACTATAAAAATATTCCTAATATACCTAATTTTTCTGATTATGGAGAACCATCTATGAGAAAGGTTGTGGCGGATTATGAGAAAACATTTCCTAAACAATATGAAAATTTATATGATTTGCAACTTGCATTTATTAGACAGACAATTTGTAATTTAATTAATAGTAATCAAGAGAAAGCTAAACGATGGTTATTAAGAGATGTTGCTGCAGAACAGAAAGATGTTCCTCTTGTGGTCTTAAAGGCATATGGAAATAAAGCTGAGGTGCTAAATGATGAAAGTGTTTTGAGAGGTTGTGTACAAACATCTAAAAAGAAAGGAGGAATATTTGCATACCCATCTACAAGATCAAAACAAAATTGGCATATAGACATGATATGTAATACAAAAAAGACAACTTTAAATTTTTCAGTTAGAACAAATGCACCTGGTGCAAAACATAAATTGAATCAGTTTGTAAATCTTGCAGTTAAATTTAATGGATTAGTTCAATGAATAAAACAATCGAACAACTCATTCAATCCTTTGAACCTAGGTCAAGAAATAGAAAACAAATCTTCAATGATTTTCTATATCATTGTTTTACGACCATTGATGAAATGATTACATTAGAAAAACGTAAACGTAATCAGGATAAATATATTATTATGAGGCAAAATCTCATTAACTATCTTATCGCTAACGAAAGAAAAGTAACACCTAAACTTTATAAATGAAAACTTTCTTCCAATTTTTCACTGAATCACAGGCAGTCCAACAAGCCACACGTATGGGTTTGAAGAGTGACGGTCATGGTGGATGGTATGATAAACAGGGTGAGTTTGTTGCAAAGACAGAAAGAGGGCAACTTAAATTTTTTAATAAGAGACAAAGAGTAGGTCAACAAGATCCACCTCAATCAGAGAAAGAAAAGAAATTATCACAACCAGCACCTCAACAGGAAAAACCAATCGAGATGGTTCCACCAGAGGTTGAGAAAACAAAAGGAACATTGACAATTGCATATGGTAGATTTAATCCACCAACAACAGGGCATGAAAAGTTATTAGATACTGTTGCATTATCATCTGATGATGGTGATTATATTATTGTACCTTCACGTAGTCAGGATAAGAAAAAGAATCCATTAGATACTGATATGAAAGTATCAGCAATGAGGGCAATGTTCCCCAATCATAGTGAGAGAATTGTTAATGATCCTGGTAACAGAACTATCTTTGATGTATTAAAGAAGGCACATAATGATGGTTATTCTGGAGTAAGAATCGTGGGTGGTAGTGACCGTGTTGGTGAGTTTGAGAAACTTACTGGAACTTACAACGGTAAACTCTATAATTTTGATAACATAGAAGTTCGTTCTGCTGGTGATCGTGATGCTGATTCTGATGATGTATCTGGAATGTCTGCATCAAAACAAAGAAAGGCAGCAGCAGAAAATGACTTCGAAGGATTTTTAAGAGGTGTTCCAACATCAATGAATAAGAAGATGGCAAGAGACTTGTTTAATAATGTAAGAAAAGGAATGAATATTAAAGAAGGTTGGAATCTATGGCAGATTGCACCTAAGTTTGATTGGAAGAATTTAAGAGAGAATTATATCAATGATAAGATATTTAAGATGGGACAAATTGTAGAGAACGTTAATACTGGTTTAGTTGGTAAAATTATTCGTAGAGGAACAAGTTATTTGATATGTGTTACAGAGGATAAAATTATGTTTAAATCATGGATAAAAGATGTATCTGAATCAGTTGTAAATGGTACAGATATATCTGGAGTTCCTGCAAATCAACGTGAAGTTGGAACTGATGCACATCGTAAATACGTAGAAACAATGGTGCCTGGAAGTTCTTACGGGAAACATTTCATAAATAAATATAGAAAAAAGAAAATTGACACAAAAAATGGGTAACATAATATCTGAAGGTGCTGAAAAACCAGCACAGGCTGGAGCAGGTGCTGCAGATAAAATTCGTAAATCAGCAAGACAACTTGCATACGATGTAAGATATAAAGTTAAGCAAGGTTTCAAAGATGGGCAGAAGTCAGATCCTGTTACTTTGAAGAGAGCATACTTGTCTCAACTTGGAAAGTCACCTGCACCAGGTAATGTAAAAGCATTGGCTAAGAAAATGCTTGTTGGTGAGGAGTATGATTTTGTTGATGTGTCAAGTAGTATTTCGAAGTTAGTTAATAAAGCTTTTATAGAGCATCATCAGAAAGATAAAGATGGTAATACAATTCCACATGATGATGAAATCACAGAGGAAATGAAAGGTGGAAAGTATAAGGTAAGAGTTACTGATAAGAAAACTGGTAAGTCATATACAAGAATGGCAGACCGTGCTAAGATTTCTGAGTTGAGAAAGAATCCAAATATTACATCTGTTGAGATGACTGGATATGGAACTCCATATGAAGGTGAGAAGAAAAAAGGAGAACAGACTGCAAAAGCAAAATCTGGTAAAGGTTTAGATCCAGTTGGTAAAGAAGACGGTGATGTTAACAATGACGGTAAAAAAGATAAGACAGATTCCTATCTAATGAATCGTCGCAAGACTATTGGTAAGGCAATGGCAAAGGAAGAGTTTATCGGTGAAGTTGCAGAAACTAATAAGGTAGACTCAAATGAAAAGAAAGTTGATGTAATGAAAGGTAAGAATAAAATTAACATCAATCCTGACATGAAAGAAGAAAAGCATAATGATAAGGATAAGAAGAAAGAAGAGGATGAAGGTAGTTTTGATGCAATGAAGGATTTAAAACCAGGTAAAGAGGGTGATGATCCAAGATCAATGCCTACTCTTGTAAACCTTATGAAAAATAGGTTAAGAGCAAAAGGTTTGAATATGTCATTTAAATTAAATGGTGAGTTAGTTGAAGAAGAAGTAATTGACGAAGCACCTGTATTAGCTGCTGTCGCTGCTCCAATAGCAAAAGGTGCAGCAGTTGCTGGAAAAGTTGCTGTGAAAGGTGCAGCAATGGCTGGTAAAGCTTTGGCAAAAGGTGCATCCATGGCAGGAAAAGCAGCAGCTAAAGGTGCATCCATGGCAGGAAAAGCAGCAGTTAAGGGTGGAAAAGCAGTCGGAAAAGCTGCTGGAGAAGGAATAAAAGCAGGAGCAAAAACAGCAGGTCAAACTGTAGCACATGCTGCTGGAGATGCAGCTGCTGGTGTGGTTAAAGCTGGAGGTGAAGCTGCTCAACAAAGAGTTAAGCAAAAAATTGCTGGTGGTCCAATAAGTGCATCAAGAGAACTTGAAGGTGAACTCATTAATGCTTATAATAAAGTATATGATCAACTTGATGGTGAGGTGATTGAAGGAAAGAAAGAAAATAATATGCAGGAAATTATTAAAGAAATTCTTGAAAAAGGAACAAAGGGTAAGGTAGATTTTACTACTGGTAAACAAACAACAGATACTGGTAAGAAAACTAAGGAAGGATATCCTATCAGTCAAGAAAAACAGGTTATGAAAACCAGAAGATATGGTAGAAAACAAAGTGAATCACCAGAGGGTAAAGCAATAGCAGCTTTGAATAAACATAAAAGTAAACAACATGATGCAGAAAACAAGGGTGATTACAAAGCAGCACAAAAACATAAATCTAGAAGAGACTCTCAGGCATTTAAGATCTACCAGAAGTCTAAAAAAATAGTTGACCGTGCAGACAACGACTAATGAAAACCTTTAAACAATTCATAGGTGAAGAAGGTTACGATCATATGCGTGACCGTGCTTTAGAGAAAGGCACTTGGAAAAGTAATCCAAAAAAATCTGATGCAACTACTCGTCCAGTAAGTAAAGAAATCAGAAACCAAAAAGGTAAAACCGTACTTCAAAAACAGGCAGAGAAGAAGTATGGTAAGGGTGCTACTGCACTTGACATTGTGAAGAAGAAAATCACCGCCAAGCATGGTAAAGGTGCAATCATGGATACAAAGAAAAAGTAATGCCAGCAGTATCAAAGAAACAACAAAAGTTTTTTGGAATAGTTCGTGCCGTCCAGAAAGGAGAGATGGCACCAACTACACCTGAGACTGCAAAGGCAGCTATAGACATGAAAAAAAGTGATGTAAAGAAGTTTGCATCCACAAAACATAAGGGTCTTCCTGAGAAAAAGGTTACTAAGGAAGAACAAACTTATTCTCAAAAAGATAAAATTTTAAAGAAAGCTAAACCATTACATAGACATCTATATAAGAATCTACACAAAAAAGATGTAAGTGGTGATGTAAACGAGCAGATATCATATCGTGAGTTCACTAAAAAAGCAAAAGAATCTTCAGAAAAAGTGGCAAAAAATAGAGAAAGGCAGAGAGAGATAAATGCCATGGCTGCCTATAAAGATAAAAAAACCAAGGGCATTAAGTTTTACGACAAGAAAGGATCAGGTAGAATCAAGGCAGGTAAAAAAGTTTACGATTAGTTGCTATATAGTATAGTATACTTTTAAGATAATGTTTGCATTTTTACTACCATTTGCATCAAAGATTATTACTGATGCTGTAAATAAAATTCCAGACGACGCAGAACTAGGAGAAAAACTCATAGATATTTGTCTGGTTATCATAGGTAAGGCAGTCAAATTGACAAAAACTGACGCGGATGATAAGTTATTCGCACAGGTAGAGAAGGCTATTAAAGCACGTTAATTTCAGACTTATATAAATATCTTTAGAAAAAGATTAATTCGGGGAAAACAATGTCTCTTTGGGGAAACAATGATAATAAACTTTCAGATGGAACAGTAACGGTAAACCATGCAAACCTTACTGTGATTGGAAGTGGAACAACATTTGGATCAGTTGGTTGTGGTGCCACTGGTGACATAATCAGATTTGGTCAACCATTTGGTGGAACTGGTGGTTTTTATGGAGAAGCAACAATCGTTGCCATTGCAGGAACTGAATCAGTTGTAATTGATTCAGTTGCAGGTTTGACTCCAAAAGATATCACAGGAGTCAACTATCAGATAACACAGTCTCCAAAGTCTACTGGAACTGATGCTGCATTTAACAAATTTAGTAGAGGAAATGCACAAAAGGGTGATATTAAACTAAACACAACTATTAATGGAAACGTTGGAATTGCTTCAACTGTTATTACAACCACTGGAGCAACAACAGGTGCAGGTATTGCTGTTGGAGACCTTGTTACTATAGAACATGGAACGGTAATTCCAAGATTACAATTTGGTGAGGTTTATTCTGTTGCTACTAATACAATTCGTCTTAAGAATGGTTTACCATCGACACATAGTGCATATAAAACTGATGGTGCAGCATATACAACTTCTGTTTCAGTGGTTAATGTTGAAGAAGCACCTCTTCGTGCGATTACTGATGGTGGAGCTGCAGGAGCACATCTAGCAGATATTCAAGCTGGAGATACATTTACAATTGGAACTAACTCAATTGGTATTGGAACAGTGACACCTGCTGTGATATCTGGTAAAGATACACGTATTCTTACATTAGATGGTAATCTTACACAAGCAATTGCTGCAAATCCTCTTGGATCAACTGTTATCATAAAGAGAGGAGCTATTAGTGGTTCAAAAATACAAGTTTTTGGAGCAGAAGTTAACACAGACGAGACACAAGTTCTTGGTGTTTCTACTGCAGGTGCTCAATCCGCAAATGATACTGCTTTTGAGACAGGAGCAGGGTGGGTTGGTGTTACAACCTACGTAGATATGCACGGTAACGTAAGAGTTAAAAAAGAAGTTTTAGTTGCAATGTCTGGTATTCAGACTGGTAACGCACCAGTATACGACAACAACCCATTTGCATAATATGGTATGAAGTTTGATGAATTGAATGAGAGCAATTACATGCTCTTTGCTATAAAATTCTATGATAATCCACAATCTGTCACGAAGGAAGACTTTGAAGATGATTTGAAACGGATTAAATATATTAAAAGATTGTTAAAAAGGTATCAAAATAATGGTGAACTTAAGGTTCATTTGATACTCAATCATTTAACTGTCTTGTTTAATGTGTTTCATGAAGCAGCTGTCCCCATACTGTTTTATAATTTAGAGAAAGATCTCTGGCCAAGTATTAAAAGTTTTTTAATTTTTTTGGGTAGAATACCAGAGTATCCAAAAACTCAAATTAATGACATCGAAGAAGATCCTGAGTGCTTATCTCAACTGCGTTCCCTGTAATGGACATCGATAAGGTTATTAAAAAAATAAGAGATATAAAAGAGGCAGCACCTACAAACTCTTCTGGTGCGAATGGATTTACTAATGCTGCTGCAGATTCAGGACCCAGAGCAGGGTATGATAAAAGATTGTTTGGTGTAACTGATGATTTATTATCACAGGATTATCAGACACCCGATGAATCTGGACTTGCGATGTATAGGTTTTCTAATGTTTATCCTGTAGAAAAACTATCTGAAAAGGACATTGATAATATGGTTTCAGCATCAAGGGAGTATGATGAACTTGTAGATGAGCAAAGATTTGGTAGAAGAAATTATATGAAAAATAATATACAAAAAGTAATTGATACAGTTCGCAGATTAAAGGAAAGTAAAATTACAGAGGAGATGGCAGCTGGTGGAATACCAACTAACAATGCAAGTAGTGGTAATATAGCAGGTCTACCACCTGATAGTCCTCCTGTAAAACAGAAGAAAAGATACATATACAGTGGGAGAGGATCACGTAAGATGTGGTTAACCAACAAGAAAAATGGATGATAATAACAACGTTAATGCTGCCATACTCGAAAGATTAGAGAAAGTCGTTCAGTCTTTACAGGAAAACTCTGTGAAGATGGGTGAACTTCTTGCGGTTCATAATGAGAAGTTAGATAAGCAAGACCGCATAGATGCAGTTTTATTTGAGAAGATAGAGCAAGTAGACCAGAAATTAGATAGACACGCAACAGATATCAAGAAGGGATGTGAGAGGGATATAATGTTAGTAGATACTCGTTTGAGAACGATAGAGAAGAAGATGTGGACAATTGCAGGTGCATTAACAATAATTAGTTTCGTAGTATCTCCAATTGGACAGAGATTTATGAGGTCATTGACAGTTCCACCACAATCAAGTATAATGCAAGTAAATTAATTACTTGTAATGAGTGACGTTCATTATAAAAAACATCGTATCTTCCGTGAGACGGACGATGTAATATTCTATGACATATCAGTTGAGGAATCAAACGCATCTGATTTAGTGGTTCATAATGGTCCTGCGATATCTCCACCTAATGATAGTGTGGGAGCAAAACAATTTTATATTCATAGTTTTCAAGATGATTACAACAGAGTTGTATCAGGGGAAAGAACCTTTGAGTTAGTTAATTATAATTGGAAGTATCCATATCATATTGTAAATCTGAATGTTCATAACGGAGCACTGTTCATACCTCGTGGAACGTTTCATCGTTCTGTATCAGGTGAGAATGGTTCAATTGTCATAAACCAAGCAAAGAGGTATGATGGGTTTGATCCAAGTGCAGAGTTTTATCCAGTATCATGTGCAACTAATATAGATCTTTATAACGCACTTACAAGAGAAAAACCAGTCATACATAAGTTTGGTGAGTAATGGATATTGTTGATTCAAAATACATTGGTTTAATATCATCAAGACTTCAGAAGTTTAAGAGAGTCAAAGCAGACCTTTATAACTTCCGTTGTCCGATTTGTGGTGACTCTCAGAAGCACAAAAACAAGGCAAGAGGATATTTCTATCAGGTAAAGACGAATACAAACTATAAGTGTCATAATTGTGGAGCAAGTTTATCATTTAATAATTTTTTAAAACAAATTGATAGTACACTCCATAAACAATATGTGATGGAGAAGTTTAAAGATGGTCATGCAGGTGGTCGAAACTTTGTTGTGGAGGAACCAAAGTTTGATTTTAAGAAACCAGTATTTAGAAAAAAGTTAGACTTACCAAGAGCATCAGAGGTTCCGATTGCAAGGGAATATCTTGAAAGAAGAAAATTAGATTCAAGTAAATTTTTCTTTACAAATAAATTTAAAGAGTGGACAAATACACATAAACAAACATTTGACAATATCACTAGAGATGAGAGTAGAATTGTAATTCCACTATACGACATTGATAATAATTTGATAGGATTTCAAGGCAGAAGTCTAGGTCCTAATTCTGTTAAATACATTACCGTGATGATTAATGAAGAAGCACCAAAAATTTATGGACTTGATAAAGTCAAGACTGA